AAGATAGCACCGTGCATAGGGCATGCCTATGAATCAGATGCACGGTTAGCATGGGATAAAGTACAGTTGTGGATTCACGAGGATCAAGAATTCGTAACATACAAAACTTATAGGGAGAGAAATGGGATTTCTATCTAAGATAGGTAATTTTTTTATAGCGGCATTTAGGGTACAAGCGGAAAATGAGGCACGTTTGCGTGGATTTTATAGAAGGGAATACACTACAGACACCGAAAATGAAGAAAAAGAAAGGGCGGATAAAGCATAAAAGCAGAGAAGGAGAGCCAAAGCCTGTATCAATTACCCCCAGGTATGAAGATAGAGTAGGAATTCTTTTTGCTTCTGGTCCAAGTCTTACGGAAGAAGTAGTAGAAACAATCAGACCTTTTCATGAAAGTGGAAAGGTGATTGCGTTCGGCTGTAACGACACTTACAGACTAGTAAATTATCTTGATGAGTTTTATGCTTGCGACAAGCATTGGTGGGATTACCATAAAGATAGATTTTTTGATGCTCGAGATATGGACAAAGCTCGACTGTGGACTCAAGATGGTGCTACAGCACAAAGTTTAGGAATAAACTTTATAAAAGGTAGATACTCGAACAAGGGTCTGAGCCAAGACCCTGCTCTCATACACTTTGGTTCAAACTCAGGATTTCAGTTACTAAACATAGCCATGCTTATGGGTATTCGCAAAGCTATACTAGTTGGCTACAATATGCAAAAAGTAGATACTGTAAGTCACTTTTTTGGAGATCATCCTGGTAAACTAAATAAAAACAGTCCTTATGATAAGTTTAGAGATGCTTTCAAACAAATCAAAGACAATCAAAAAGAAATGATAGTTAATTGTACACCGGACTCAGCACTAAAATCATTTAGAAAAGCAGATTTATTAGAGGAATTAAATTCACTATGAAAAACAAATTACTAAGGTACTACGGAGTTTGCCTAGGATTTATAGTACTAATCTTTTTGGCAGCCTGTGACACAACATACACAAAACCATTTGAGTATCCAATTCAATGCAAACCTGTAGAAATAAAATACTGTGAAGGTTTCAATACTGGGTCAATGAAATGTAGATGTATTAATCCTGATTTTGAAACAATCGGTAGTAATTTTAGGATGGCTTAATGCAAGTATATGTAATGGAAATACTTTCAGCGGATGTGCAAGAAACTCCAAGAATTTATGGGTTTACACCTTACAGCAATCTAGCGCATAGATGGGCAAAAGAAATAGGAAGTACAAATATAGCGCACGGAAATAGAACAACATACTACTCAGATGGAGACGATCTTTCTAGAAGAGTGACCAAAGTTGATGAAATAGAGAAATGGGATATGGTAAAATGATTAGAGTATTTGCAGGAACAGGAACTGGCACAGACGATTATGAAGCTGAGATAACACTTGAACATTCTTTGAAGAAAAACTCTTCAGAGGAAGTTGAAGTAATATTTATGAGAAACGATAAAGATCCTGACAACTTTTTTGGTAACTTCAATCAAAAGGGATGGTTCACTCCATTCACAGGATTGCGCTGGGCTATATCTGAGTACTGTAACTTTGAAGGTAGAGCGATATACATGGATACAGATCAAGTAAACTTTCGAGATATATCAGAGCTTTACAATATGGATTTACATGGTAAGCCTTTTGGTTGTAGATATAATAGACTTTGTGTTATGGTTTTTGACAATGAAAAAATGAAAGACAAAGTTCCTTCCGTATCAAAACAGAAAAAGATGGCAGGAAACTATACTGCTCAAATATACTGGACATTTTTAGGGCAGGCAGCGCACTTTGATGATAGATGGAACTGTCTTGATGGAGAAGGTAGAAAGCCAGAAGATATATATCATTTGCATTTTACTGATGTGCCAACTCAACCGTGGCAACCTCAGTGGGCAAAAGATAAAGGGCATAAACACCGCCCGCATCCTCGAAAAGACTTAGTAGAAATTTGGAAGCAATACAGGGACGAAGCTCTTGCGAATATTAATTAGTACAAAAACTCTTCTCAAGCAGAAGAGAAACAAACAAAACGAAATTTTTAGATGTTTTATGAGCATAGGCAAAGCTTGCCAAGCTCTGGGACATGAAGTAATTATGAATGACAAGATCATTACAGATGTTGATCTTGCTTTTGTCTTTGCTACACACTCTCCTAAAAATCCAACTATGGAGAGATCACAAATAATTTTGCCTCTCAGAGAAGCAAAAGTACCCACCTTTCATATAGACTCTAGTTTCTTTGGAACTTACATTCGTAATGCTTTGAACGCTCCTGAGACGGGTATGTTTAGAATTGGATTAAATGAGTCCACTGGAGAAGCTGATTGGTTGATAGATCATGTTAGTCACCATAGATTTGATGAGTTCAAGAGAAAGTTTAAATTCGAAGAACAATACCCCAGACTTCCAAATGATTATCCTATAATGATTCTTGGACAGCCAAATGGTAATTTTCAGTACGATGATAAAAGAACTTTTGATACTTATGTTAAAGAAGAGATAATGCCTGTACTATTAGAAAAAACAGACAGAGTAATTATTTTTAGACAACATCCAATGGTTACAGCAAAACCAAACTTAGATGGAGTAGACTTTCAAAAAGCAGACCGTGCTAGAAGAACTTTACTAAAAGATATGCTTTACTGTAGTGCTGTAGTTACCCACAGTAGTTCGGGGGCTGTGGAAGCATTAGTGGAGGGACTACCTACTTTTGCAACAAGTCCAAGATGTATAGCATATGAAGCGTGTGGAGATTTAAATGATATTGTTGAACCTTTTGATTGGTCAAAAAGAGAAAAAGCTATGTGGAAATGGGCACATACTACTTGGTCAATAGAAGAGTTTGCAAATCCGGAGCTGATAGATAGTTATATACAGCGAGCAAAAGACAAAGGGTATTTATGAAAAGAACAAAGTTCAAAAGCAGTCACTTCAAGTGGGCATGGTATGACAGAGACTTTTTCTACTCTATGGACGGCATAGGAGAACATCCAGATCACCATTGTAAAAAGACTTGGATAGTAAGTAAACCTTTTATTACTACAGCAAGAAATGCAATAGACATAGGATGCAGAGACGGAGAATATACTAGGTATCTGATGAAAGATTTTGAGCATGTGTATTGTTTTGATTACAGAGAGCGACAGTTCTTTCCACACAATGTAGATTTAAAAAAAGTATCTCATTATGAGTGTGCTTTGGGAAACGAAAGCAAGACAATAAAAGCAAGTGGAAGAGGCAGAATAGATAAGCAAGTAGCCAAAAGAGGCTACAAAGTACGACAGTATACACTAGATGAGTTTGAACTAAAAGATATTGATTACATAAAAATTGATGTTGATGGGTACGAAGAAAAAGTTTTGAAAGGATCTCACAATACCATTGAAGAGTACAATCCTATACTAGTGCTGGAAGCAGAGAATGGAGACTTACGAGGCATACACTATTGTCAAAAGTTTTTTGGGTACAAACCTCAAGCTTGGGATGATAAGCACAGAAATGTGGTAATGACAAAATGAAAATACACTGGTTATTTGATGTGGACGGCACATTGACACCCCCAAGAGAAAAGATGAATGAAGAGTTTCAGGAATGGTTTAGAGGCTTTATGCTTAAAAACTCAGTGTATTTAGTAACAGGAAGTGATTATTCAAAAACTATACAACAGTTAGGAACTCACATATGTGAATTTGTAAATGCAGTATACTGTTGTTCTGGAAACGATAAAAAGGTTAATGCAACAACAATTAGAAAATTTGATTGGGAACTGCCAGACCTAGCAAGTATCTTTTTAAAACTTGCACTTGTTGATAGTGAGTATCCTATCAGAACTGGAAACCATATAGAGCAAAGACAGGGCAGCATAAATTTTAGTATTGTAGGTAGAAATGCAAACCTTGAACAAAGAAAACACTATTTTGAATATGATAAAACAACTGGGGAAAGACAAAAGATTGTAGATGAGTTTCAAGAATTATTTCCAGACTTAGATGCAGTTATCGGAGGAGAGACAGGAATAGACATCTATCCTTCAGGAAAAGATAAATCTCAAATAATAAATGATTTCTCTGTAAATGACCACACAATATTTTTTGGAGATAAAATATTTCCAGGAGGTAACGACTACACACTATCATTACAAGTTGATAGTTCTATACAAGTAGATGGGTGGCAAGATACATGGGATAAGATACGCCTCGTTGAGGATATTATGGAGGAGATGTATGACGGGTGACGGACAAGAATTAATGGCATGGGTTTTAGCAGTAGGCCTAATATTATGGTTAGTAAGGGTTTTATATGATCCGAGGGGTAAAAAATGAAAGTATTTATTGGTTGGGATAGTAGAGAACAAATTGCTTATCAAGTAGCAAAGTACTCTATACGAAAGTATAATAAAGAGGTAGAAATTATACCCATCAAACAGCATGAGTTGAGAAACAAAGGAATTTATACTAGGCCAGAAGATGCTTGGGGCTCTACTGAGTTTTCACTTACTCGATTTTTAACTCCGTATTTAGCCAACTACGAAGGTATGGCAGTCTTTATGGATTGTGACGTGTTGGTTCAAACAGACATAGAAAGTATACTTGATGATATTGATATGCGTAATGTTGTTAGTTGTGTAAAGCATGACTATACTCCGTACACTCACAAGAAGATGGACGGAAAAGTACAACACGTTTATCCTAGAAAGAATTGGTCTTCTGTTATGGTTTTTAACTGTAAAGAATGTGATATTTTGCAACCAAGTAGTGTAAATGTTAGGGCTCCTAAATATTTGCACAGAATGGAATGGGCTAGAGAGAAGATTGGTTCTTTACCTCATACTTGGAATTATCTAGCAGGATACTATGATGATATTGAAAAGCCTAACGTCATACATTATACAGACGGTGGGCCTTGGTTTGAGAATTATAAGTTTTGTCCTATGGCAAAAGAGTGGGAAGATATGAAGGATGAAATGCTTTCTCTTCCTGCTGACTTTAAACAAAGACAGAGAAGTATGACAGAACTAAATTGGGATGGTAATGACACAAGAGGTAGGTATGGAGAAGACGAATCGTAAGCCTTGGTACATGAAACCAACAGCACAAGAGCAGAAAAAAGCTCATAAAGAAGAACTAAACGATGTACAAAAACTAATAAAGAAAATGATGAAATGAAGAAAACAATAATATGTGATATTGATGGTACAATATTTGATTATCCGCCAAGTGGTTCTGCACATATTTTTCATAAAGTAAGACTATTGCCAGGAGTACTAGAGAGATTTGCTAAATGGGAAGCTACAGGACACAATATTATACTTATTACTGGTAGAAGAGAAAGCCTGAGAAAGAGAACAGAAGCATCTTTGATTCGTCATGGAATAGCTTTTGACCAGTTAATTATGGGTTGTGCAGATACAGGAAGAGTACTAATCAATGACAATAGCCATGAAGGTACAGTCAAAGCTCATGCGGTAGCTTTAGTACGAGATGATGGAATGGATAACTTTAACTGGGAAGAAGTAGGATTATGAAACCAGTAGTATTGTGTACTTTTAGCGGTAGAAATGTTCCTCTAGCAAGAGCTTTTTCTTCTGGCTGTAAATCAAGAATAGTAGATGTACAAGAATTCAATGCTAAGAGTATGCCGAGCATAGCATCTTATGGAGTGTTGAGAGGCACTGCTGAATGTTTTAAACAAGCAGAAGAGTTTTGGTATATGGATCACGGCTATCTTGGTGGGTCTGAGGATTTTTGGAGAGTAACTAAGAATGAAGTGATACACAGTGGGCGGGGTCAATACCCCACGGATAGACTTCAACAGTTCAATCTCAAGTTTGAGCCTTGGAAGAAAACAGGTAAGTACATAGTCTTGAGCCCTCCAAGTGCACCTCAAAGAAAGTTTTTAGAAATAGAAAACTGGCTTGAGGACACCATACTAAATATACGAAAGCATACCGATAGAGAGATAATACTGAGTAGAAAACCTCTCAAGCATAAGAATGGAAAGCCTAAGAAACTTGAAGCCCTGCCGGAGATTGCAAAATCTTTACGAGTAATTCCCTTTGGAGAAGCAGTTCATGATGCGTGGACAGTCATAACGGATCATTCTCGAGTAATGAATGATGCGTTATGCCTTGGTGTGCCTATAATTTGTACTAACAGAAATCGACAGATAGGTTCGATAGAAAGTATCGAATCTCCAGAATACATTGATAGAGAAGAGTTTTTTGCAGCTCTATCATATAATCAATGGACACTCGAAGAAATACGAAGTGGACAAGCATGGAGAGAATTGAATGGATAGACAAGTAAAAGACTGGATTAATTTTTGGGCTCTTGAGATGAGAAACCCCCACAATGATGGTTTTACAGCTCAGATGTATAGAGATAAACTGGTAGAGATAAAAGAATATATAAATATGCAACTAGAAACTGCTCCAACTTTTGTCGGAGACGATTGATGGGAATGGGCGATGAGATCATGGCAACTGGTATTGCAAAGAAGCTTCACGCTGAAACAGGCGCAAAAGTTGCTTTTGGCAATCCAAAAGGACAGTTGAAACCCAACATATATCCTGCCATGCACGCTCATAACCCAAAGATAATTAAGAATGAAGAAGAGTTGAGAGAAGCAGAAAAAGTTGTGTGGGACTCTTACTGTAAAGGAAACAGAACTTACATAGCAAATATAACAACTGCAAAGAAAGAAAAAAGATATAAGTGGAACTATGACTTCAAAGCATTGCCAGGAGAGTTTTTCTATACGTCAGAGGAGTTAAAGAAGTATAAAAACAATGCAGTAAAAGAAAAGTATATAGTTGTAGAACCACACTCAAAACAAGGTGGAGCAGCAGATAACAAGCAGTGGATTTGGAAAAGATTCCAAGAAGTAGTAAACATACTATCAAAAGATATAAAAGTGTATCAACCACACTACGGAAAACCACAACTAAAAAATACAACGCCTGTAATTAGTAAAGGTTTGAGAATGTTATCTTTGTTTTTAAAAGATTCAGCTGCTTTTCTTTGTAATGAAGGAGGAGTTCATCACACAGCAGCCACAGTAGAAGCAAAGGGTGTAGTAATATTTGGAGGCTTTATTCCTCCAGAAATAACAGGATACGACTTTCACACAAACTTATTTACAGGAGGAGAGGCTTGTGGTTCTAGATACTCTTGTAAGCACTGCAAGGCTGCTATGGAAGCAATAGGAGTTGATGAAGTAGTAGAACACATGAGGAAAATAATAGATGTATAATGTATTTACAACATTTGGGCCACAACACCAAAAATTATACGGTAAAAACTTTGTTGAGACTTTTATCAGAAACTGGCCTGAAGAAGTACACTTGTATGTGTACTATGAAAAAGATGGTTTTGTAGAGAACGAAAGAGTACACTGGTTAGATTATCATACAGAATGTCCTGGTCAAGCTGACTTTCAGTATAGAAATAAACATATAGAACAAGATTCCTTTTATAAAGGAGCTACTAGGTTTTCGTACAAAGCATTTGCTTGGATTCATCACTTAGAAAAAAGACTAGATAGATATAATATATGGCTAGATGCAGATATTATAACAACAAAACCAATTCCTTATGATTGGTTGAAGAAGGTACACAAAGAAGATCACGCGATTACAGCTTTGATGAGGCATAAAACTTATCATGCAGAAACAGGATTTGTATTGTTTGATAACTCTATGGAGCATTTCAATATATTTTTAGAACACTACAAAGATTTTTATGAAAGAGATTTATTATTTAAACTACCACAATGGCATGATGCTTACATTTTTACAGTAATAGCACACGACATGGTAAAAGAAGATGATTTAAAAATACTAAATCTATCAGGAGATTTAAACTGGCATCCATTCGTAACTGGTATACTAGGCGAATATATGGATCATTTAAAAGGAGAGAGAAAGAGATTTGGATTTTCAAAAGAAAGGAAGAGGTGGACTTAATGAAGGCAGGTAAAGTATGGGGTGAAACAGAATTAATTCATGCAAACGGAGTACTAGAGTTTCACAGAATACAAACAGTAAAAGGTGGGGTATGCTCAAAGCATATGCACGGTTTTAAATGGAATGGATTTTTTGTTGAGAAAGGAAAGCTACTGATAAGAGTATGGAAAAATGATTATGATTTAGTTGATGAGACTGTCTTAGAAAACGGAGACTTTACTCAAGTAAAGCCAGGAGACTTTCATCAATTTGAAGCACTCGAAGATACTATAGCTTTTGAACTGTATTGGGCTGAGTTTGATCATAATGATATCATCAGAGAAAGCGTAGGTACTATGAAGATATTTAACGGAGACCCTGAAAGAGATCCTACTAATAAACAATACTTAGTACGATGAGTAAAGCAACCAACATAGCAGACTGGAGAGACTCCTCTCCTATATACACAGTAGCTTTGGTAACAGGAGGATTCGATCCTGTACATTCTGGGCATGTAGCTTTGATGAGAGAAGCTAAAGAATTTGGAGATGAGTTATGGGTGGGAGTAAACTCTGATAGTTGGTTATCGAGAAAGAAAGGAAAACCTTTCATGTGCCTAGAAGAGCGTATGGTAGTAGTGTCCTCAATCAGATATGTGAGCAAAGCTTTAGACTTATTTGATAAAGATGATACCGCAAATCATCTTATACAGTTTGTACTCGATACTACAAACTATAATATTGTATTCGCTAACGGAGGTGATAGAGCAAAAGGCAACACTCCTGAGTATATGACCTATCATAAGAATCCTAGAGTTGAATTTGCTTGGGGAGTTGGTGGCTCGGAGAAAATGAACAGTAGTAGCAAAATACTAGATGACTGGAAAAATAGTCCTTGACATTCGACCTCAATGCTTGTATAATAATTAGTGAAATCGGAAAAGGTAGATATGAATCTTTTTTATTTAGACGAAGACATTGACAAGTGTGCAGAATATCACGTTGACAAGCATATTGTCAAAATGCAATTAGAAGCTGCACAGCTTATCACTACAGCTCTATGGGTAGACCATGCGTTGGGCTATGTTCCTAGAGCACTCAATAAAGAAGAACGGAGAGTTATAGACGATGAGAAAGTGACACTCAAAAATCTAGACATGAGAGATCGAGCTATCTCTCCGTACCTTCCTTCTTTTTACAATCATCCCTGTAGTATATGGGTAAGAACATCCTTAGATAACTTTGAGTGGACTTACGCTTATGTCAGTGCTCTGAACTCAGAATATGGGTACAGGTATGGTGGCAAGAGCCACAAATCTGCAGAAGTTGTCAATCAACTACAGGAACCAAAAAACCTACCAAGACTAGGGTTGACTCCTCATGCGCAAGCAATGCCAGATGAATTGAAGAGACAAGATGCAATACTTGCATACAGAGACTTCTATATGCTGGATAAAGCTGTGTTCGCTTCATGGAAGCACAGAGATAGACCTAACTGGTGGGATGATTCAATAGCAGACTATGAGAGGAGAATAAGCGGAAGATGAGCGAAGAGCTTCCACCTCCCGAATGGAGACAAAACAAACCTATGTGTCCTCTTTGTAAATCACACTTAGTGCATGAAGATGACTTCTATGACTGTGATTACTGTGGATACTTATGGGTTGGCACAAATGACTTTCCAAAGTATGTGGCTCAATGAAGAGAGGCACAAAAAAGAAAAGTCATGAGAATCTAACAGACAGTAACATCAAGAATGTTATTTCTTTGTTAGAAGCAGAAAAGCCAATAACTAAAAAAGAAGCGTGTGATATACTAAATATATCATACAATACCACTCGACTAAATAAAATTATAGAAGAGTGGAAAGAGAATCAAGAGTATAGAGCAAGAAGAAAAGCTGAGAAGCGAGGCAAACCAGCCAGTGATTCTGAGATTTCTAATGTAGTTGAAAGTTACTTAGAAGGAGACAGCATATCAAATATAGCAAAAAGACTTTTCAGATCTTCTATATTCGTAAAAAATATTATACAAAGAGTGGGTGTACCTGAGAAGGGAGATGGTAACTATTCAATAGCAACCTATCTACCTGACGAATGTGTAGCCGAAGACTTCTCTGATAATGAGACAGCTTGGTCGGCCATATACGACTCACCTTGTATTATAGTTAAAAAATGGAAAGATAGTAGTGATGGTTCAAAAGTATACCATATATATGTAAAACAAGAATCAGAACTATATCCAGGAATGGCGGGGTTTTACGCATATTCAGCAGCATACGACCTAGGCAAACTAGAACACCTAAAAAGCTATGGAGTGAACACTGAACGACTATGATAGAACTATACGCAATATTTTGTTTGACAACGGCACTGACGTTGTTTATAACAGTGCAGTTTCCAATCTTTATGGCAGAAAAGCCTAAAGATGCACCTATGCTTGGAGTGATAACATTTTGGTTGACTACTGCAGGAGTAAGTGTAGTATGTGCACCTTTGATGTTTGCATTTATTTTTTCACCCCACATCTATGCAGAAAAGTTTGGAAATGCAGTTAGAAATCTTGGTCAATATTAATGGGCTATAGATTTTACACACAACAATTAGAAGCGACAGGTAATTGTCCTGGAGCACCACTAACCAACAGGAGAAAGAGAAAAATGGCTTGGACAGATGAGTCACGACAGCAGGCAATCGAAGCATATGAAGCGGCTGGACCAACTCCAGAAAACTCAATGGAGATAGTCAAACAGATTGCAGAGGATATGGGAGAGAGTCCTAACGGAGTTAGAATGATTCTCACAAAAGCAGAAGTATATGTAAAGAAAGCTCCTGCAGAAGGCAAATCCTCTTCTAGTTCCAGCAATGGAGGAGGCACTAGAGTAAATAAAGAGTCGGCTCAACAAGCTCTGATAGCGGCTCTTACTGATGCTGGTGGAGAGATTGATGAAGACATCATCTCTAAGTTGACCGGCAAGGCAGCAGTTTATTTCACTACGGAAATAAATAAAATCTTAGACAAGTAGTAATGCGGGCATAGCCCGCGCTTACTGTCCATTACTGCGGCAAAAGAGGTTTTGCGCAAAGTAATAGGAGCTGTAAGCGTGAGAAAAGAAGAACTAAGAAGAGTGCTGACTGAGCAAGGCGACTCTGTAATAACTTATAAGAGTGCCAACTCAGGTAAAACAAAATATAATGTCTGTACGCTAGATTTCGATACTCCTTATATTCAGCAGAAAAGGAATCGAGCAAAAGACGACGATGAAACGCTTTTAATGTTCTGTTGGGACACGGATAGTTATCGGCTTATGAAAGCTAAGAATGTACTATCCGTTGTCCCATTATCATCTATCCTCAAGAATGAGAGGTAGATATGGACATTTATTCAAAAGTAATTCACGAAGAGCCTCACAGAGAAGTTAGACTAACCATAAACGAATTCAATGGGATAGAATACCTACACCTAAGAGAATACTATCAAGACTTTGACGAAGAGTGGAAGCATGGAAGTAAAGGAATAGGTATACCATTGGATATAGAAAATTCTAAACAACTATTCACTGCACTAGCAGAAATCATATCTTTAGCAGAAAGTAAAGAAGTAATAGAAGAGTTTTTTGGAGAGACGATTAGGGATCTTTACGAAAAATAAATCTTGACTTTTTTATATTCATCCTTTATAATATTCTCAAATAATTGAGAAAGTATTATGTCAAAATTTTTAGATTATGCCGCTCAAATGTACTATGAAGGTACACCAATTATCAGCGATGAAGAGTTCGATAAATTGGCAGAACGTAGTAACTACGTTAGTGTAGGATATACTGGCGGGGATATAGAACATACCTATCGTATGTACAGCTTACAGAAAAAGGTTGTAGGCGATAATATTGATTCTATGCTAGAAGGAAGTGTAGTATGGACTCCTAAACTAGACGGAGCAGCAGTATCACTAACTTATGTCAGTGGTCGTTTACGCCTTGCTTTGACCAGAGGAGACGGCATAAAAGGTAAAGACATAACAGAAAAAATGAAATGTCTTGTGCCTGATAAAGTAGTTTCAAGAATGTCTAGTGTTTACATGGGCAGAATAGCCCAGATAACAGGAGAGGTCGTAGCTAAAAAAGATATACCAAATGCTAGAAACTATGCAGCAGGTTCTCTTAATTTAAAAGATATTGAAGAGTTTAAAACAAGAGAACTTAAATTCATTGCATACGGAGTACAGCCTAGTCTGAGTGATATAACTTGGTCACAAGATATGAAGTGGTTGAGAGACTTTGAACACTTTTCTACAGTAATAGATTCTGATTGGAAAGAGTACCCACACGACGGTAAAGTAGCTAGACTAGACAATGTACGAAGCTTTGATATGATGGGATACACAGCACACCACCCTAAAGGAGCTTTTGCTCTTAAAGAAAAACAAGAAGGTGTAGTTACAAAATTATTAGATGTAGTATGGCAAACAGGAAAGAGTGGAATAGTATCTCCAGTAGCCATACTAGAACCAGTTACAATAGGAGAGGCGTTGATTTCTAGAGCGACTCTTCACAATATCGGTTATATTAGAGAATTAGAACTCGAGATCGGGTGTCAAGTAGAGGTTATAAGATCTGGTGAGATCATACCTCGTGTAGTTAAAAGGATAAACTAATGACAACAAATCAACTTCCACCGTTTGAAAAAGTATTCGGTTGGCTTGGGTTACAAGATGACGATAAGTATTATAAAGCAGCAGCAGCTCTGCCTGCTCTTTTCTTTGCAATGAAGCAGGAAGATAGAGAGAGGTTGCTAGAAGGATGGATAGAAGCCATAGAAGCGTTCAAAGATTTTTCTGAACCATTTCCTACATACGATGAGGTTATTATCTCTGAAACCTTGAGCAATGTAGGCGAAAAAGGAAGCGCAGAAATTATACCTTTCAAGCCTAAGAAATAATGGCAGGAGTATATAATCAAACATTTTTTGACAATCATCCAGACAAAGCTAATTCTGATGGAGTCCTTTATTGCGTAGTTTTAGTAAATCAAAAAACTATGAAACGAGAGTGCTTAAAAATTGGTATAGCTTCTGGAAAAGATTGGAGACACGTTATAAAGCGTGGGCGGGGTTTCAAAGGGTATGAGATACGGATTCAAAAAACATACCACGACACGCTATATAATGTATGGAAACTAGAACAGAGTTTACATGAAGAGTTCAAGAAGTACCATTACTGGCCACAACAAACTTTTGGAGGATACACAGAGTGTTTCGAAATTCGAACCGAAATTATCAAAGCCATACCTTCAAAAAAATAATTCTTGACTTTTTAACTATCATCCCGTATAATAACCATTCACAGTCGGAGAGTAGATGAAACAAATTTTTGCACCAACATTTTGCCCCTCTTGCGAGGGTCTTCTGGAGTGGGAAAAAGAATTGCTATACTGCAGGAATCCAGACTGTGGGAGTCAGGTTGCAAAAAAGATTGAGAATTTTGCAAAAGTTCTCAAGATAAAAGGACTAGGAAAAGCAACCATTGAAAAACTAGAGTTGAGAAGTGTAAATGATATATACGAATTGACTCTTGAAGAAGTAGAAGAAGTTATCGGAGAAAAATTAGCTATCAAACTAATCGCTGAAATTACTAAGACGGCATATTCCGTTTCGTTAAATGACCTATTGCCCGCTTTTAGTATACCTTTGATCGGAAAAACAGCGTCTAACAAACTATGTTCAGTAGTTAATTGTCTATTCGATATTACAGAAGAAACTTGTAAAGAAGCAGGTTTAGGGCCGAAAGCCACAGAAAGTCTTCTTGATTGGTATAATAGTACCTTTATGGACAATTTGTGCAACCTTCCGTTCCATTTCAAATCTGAACCTAAACAAGATACTAAACCCAGGTGGGTGGTGTGTATTAGCGGACGCCTATCCTCCTTTAAAACTAAAGCAGAAGCCGAGAAAGAGTTGTTGCGGAATGGGTATTCCACAAAGGATTCTGTTACCTCCAACGTCAACTATCTTATAAATGAGAGTGGCGTTGAATCCGCAAAAACGAAAAAGGCTAGGGATCTAGGTATCCCTATTATCACTAACATTCAAAAACTAATAGGAGCCTAATATGGCACTACCAAAGTGGACAGATGAAAGGACTGATACTCTTACAGAGTTTGTAGGAGAAGAAAGTCCTGTATCACAATCAACCGTTATCGAAGCGGCAGACGAGCTAGAGACTTCTCCTCGTTCTGTAGCGTCAAAACTTCGAAAAATGGGCTATGAAGTAGAATCTGCGGTTGCAGCTACTACTCGTACCTTTTCTGAGAACCAAGAAGCTACTCTTCAAACTTTTGTTACTGACAATGCTGGTCAGTATACTTATGGCGAAATCGCTGAAGCTTTTGAAGGCGGAGCTTTCTCTCCGAAGCAAATCCAAGGTAAGCTATTGTCAATGCAATTGACTGAGCACGTTCGACCTACTCCTAAGCAAGAAAGTGTAAAAACTTTCTCAGACGCTGAGGAAGCCACTTTTATCAAGATGGCAGGAAGCGACTCTTATCTTGAAGACATCGCTGAAGCATTGGGCAAGCAAATCAACCAGATCCGAGGAAAGGCATTGTCTCTTCTCAGAAGCGGTTCAATTGACTCTATCCCTGCACAGCGGGACACTAAAGGACCATCTCGTGTTGATCCTCTAGAAGGCGTAGACGTAGCAAGTATGTCTGTTGCCGACATCGCAGAACAGATCGGCAAGACTGTTCGTGGTGTTAAAACCATGTTAACTCGTCGTGGTCTAGCTGCAGTAGACTATGATGGTGCTGCAAAACGAGAAAAAGCCGCAGGCTAGTCTCGTATCACGGTAAAGATAGGGGTATGGCTTGAAGAGATTCGTAGCCTCAACCGCAAGCTCGGAGTCGGCAAGTATGCGACTGCCCTGCCCTTCTCTTACATTTCTTTCATCGGAGGGTCTCTTTGAATATTTCCAGTGTCCTACTAAAACAAGTAATCGCCAACAGCGATATAGATACTTGGGGAGACTGTCAGCAACATTATTTTCCCTCCGAATATCATTCAATACACAGTGCCATAGGAAGGTATGTAACTGACTATGGCCGTCTTCCAACTTTTGATGACTTACAGTTATCGATAAGAGATTCCGCACTCAGAGATAAGTTTTCTGCAATAGAAACGGTTGATCTAATAGAGATCGAACCAAATATTCTGCTTGAGTATTTGAAAAATGAGTATACTCAATCAGAGATAATGGGTCAACTTGAAAAGTACCTAGAAAATTCTATTGCTATGGAATCTGCAAAGGAGAATATTGACTCTCTTCAAAACATAGTTCTAGACCTAGAAACTAAGATTGACCTGAGAGATCCTGAAGAAAATATGCAGAAGATGCCATTATTTGATTCTACGGATGATATGGAGAGAAGTATATCTCTTGGGCTAAATTCAGACTACGACAATGTTGTTCGATTTAGTCCAACGGATATGGTTCTTATTGGAGGAAGAAGAGGGGCTGGAAAGTCCTTCACCTGCTCTAATATTGCATCAAATACTTTTGATGCAGGAGATTCAGTAATATATTTTACAATAGAAATGACATCTCGACAGATAATGCAAAGATGCTGTTCTGTGTCAACTGGTGTGCCAATTAATGCCTTGAGAAATAGAAATCTATCTATCGGGGAGTGGCAACTAGTAGCAGAGTGGTGGGCAAACAGATTTGAGGATGGAGAACACGCTTTTAGAGAATATCTAACTCATAGAGACTTTGATAAGTATCATTCTGAACTTACAGTAAAACCACTACGAGAACGTCAGTTAGATATAGTTTATGATCCTACACTTACAATAGGAAATATAAGAACAGAACTTGATAAAAAAGTATCTACACTAAAACCTAAAGTAGTTATTGTAGACTATGTAAACCAAGTAAAAAGAGCTGCTGTATCTAACAGTAGAATGGGACAGTATGATTGGACAGAACAAATAGAAGTAAGTAAGTCACTGAAAGCTATGGCTCAAGACTACGGAGTGGTTATGATTTCTCCGTATCAAACGGATGCCACAGGAGAAGCTAGATTTGCAAAAGGTATTCTTGATGCCGCAGATACTGCATTTGCTTTAGATGCACATCAAAAAGAAGACAATGCAATCACTTTCAAATGTGTAAAGATGAGAAACGGTGAAGAAACTGACTTTACTTCAACAATGGATTGGGCTACTCTAAAGATAGGCCCAGAGACAGGAAGAATACAGACGGAGGAGGAATCAGATGAAGATCCCTATGATATATGAGTGACCATCATTTAGGACAGGTAGTTGTTAGACCTTGGGGCCAATATCAAGTTATTGGTCAAGGTTTTGGTTTTTACTCTGCATCTTCTCATATGTACAAAATTAAAACCATTACTATAGAGCCTGGCAAGTCTATAAGTTTACAGTATCATCTTCATAGAAAAGAAATATGGACTGTGCTACATGGAGCCGGTAAAGCAAAGATAGGTGGTGAGAAGAAAATAATATTAGAAGGAGATACAGTGACTGTGCCTGTGGGAGTAGTGCATAAACTTTCCAATCCGGGTAAAACTAAACTAATAATTTTGGAATCTCAAATGGGCTCTTACTGCGAAGAAGATGATATAGTAAGACTTAATAAGCCCACAGAAGTAGTAAAGCCCGATGAACTACCTGAGGAGAAAAAATAACTTGACAATTCTGTGGGAATGTAGTATAATACTTAGAACAAATATAAGGAGTGACCATGATAATCCAGGGTTCTTTGAATCACAGCGTTTCGGGGCGCAAGAAAAAGTCTATTGGAAGAAAGGGGAAATCGACCTACCAGATGAAAAGGGAGGACCTTTCCCGTTCTACATGGTCTCCGCCGCCTCCTATGGCACATACTATCCGGCCAGAGTACCCATCAGCCCCACCTTCTACGGCTCAGACTCCGCGTATCGAGAGAGAAAAGTCAGAAAAATACACGGTGGCTATAGCGTACAACAAAGGTGCGTACCAAGTTATCCCTAATGAGGATATAAAATATATTGGAAAATGAGAGAGACAAGCATACTTATTGCAGACGTTGGGTGGACACTCATCTTTTTTAGTCTGTTCTATTTTAAGTTTACCGGAGAATATCTTATGGAGGAGTTTCCTCAGATAAGAAAAGGGCTGCTAACTGTTGTAGGATACTACTTCATGGCAGCCATGCTATGGCAATTAACATGACACCAGTTGAAGAATTATTAGTAGCAAAAGATATACCTTATAAAGTATCAGGTAAAGATGTAGTTATAAAATGTTTAAATCCTGACCATGACGATACCAATCCTAGTCTTAGGGTAGATAGATACATGGGAATGTTTAATTGTTTTGCCTGCAACTTCAAAGGAAATATATTCAAACACTTTGATGTAAGTGTTAGTCAAGTAGGAATAAAAAGAGAAGGATTACTAAGACTCATATCCTCACTAAGAGCATCAAGTATAGGACTATCAGTTCCCGAAGATGCAATGCCCTATGCGGGTGGATGGCGGGGAATCAAACCAGAAACATATGTAAAGTTTGGAGCTTTTAAACATCACGCATCACATTTCCTAGGAAGAATAGTATTTCCTATAAAAGATGCCTCTGGTAGAATAGTATCTTTTCAAGGCAGAGATGACTCTGGTACTCTAAATAGTAAGTATATGTTTTGGCCCTCGGGAGCAAAGCTTCCTCTTTTTCCTCAAGTAAAACCAGTACAAGGAAAAGTAATTTTAGTAGAGGGAATATTTGATATGCTAAACTTACATGATAAAGGATTAGAAAATGCTGTATGTTGTTTTGGAGCAAAAAACTTTACAAAAGAAAAATTAAATCACTTAAAGATAAGTGGTGCTCAAGGAATGGACATACTATTTGATGCCGATGACGCAGGGCAAGATGCAGCAGAACAGATAAAGAAACTGGCAGAAGACTTTCCAGTGAGAACAATTAAACTAAAAAACGGTGACCCTGCAGAATTTAATGAGGCTCAGGTACAAGGACTAAGGAGAAAATTATATGGCTAAAATAGCTTTGATAGAAGCTAAACCTAGTAAAAATGACTATATCAGACTTTTTGATAATGAGTTTGAATTTGATGAGTTCAAGCTATGCTCTACTTCTGTAGCAAAAGTATTGAAGAAAGATGTTGATATAGAGTTTGATCCTGACCAGTATGATTGGGTTATACTTGTCGGTTCTGAGCCTCTTAAATACTATACTAAAGTTACTCAGGTAATGCAATATGCAGGCACTATCGTAGACGATAAATTCTTGCCTACAATTAATCCTGCTATGCTTTTATTCAAGCCTGAAAGTAAAAAGGTGTGGGAAGATGCAAAAACAAATATTCTAGCTTACATCTCTGGAGACAAGAAAAAAGCAGAGATAAACGATGATAAGTTTGAAGGTATAGAAGATTCTCAAAGAGCCTTAGAGTATGTGCAAATGTGTATAGATGCTCCAGGAGAGTATGTTGCAATAGACACAGAGACTACAGCTTTATACCCCCGTGACGGGTATGTTCTGGGTATCAGCCTTTCTTGTTCAGAAGATGCAGGGTGTTACATCAATTCTGATTGTGTTGATGAAGATGTAGAAAAGAAACTACAAGAACTATTCGACACTAAAAGAATGGTGTTTCACAACTCCAAGTTCGATATTCCAATGATAGAGTTTCACTTCGATCTCAAGATTACTAGATACGAAGACACTATGCTTATGCACTATGTACTTGATGAAGTTCCTGGAGGGCATGGTCTAAAACAACTTGCAATTAAGTACACAGACTACGGTGATTACGAAAAGCCAATGTACGAGTGGATGGACGAGTACAGAAAACAAAATAAAGTACTCAAAGATGATTTCAAGTGGGAATGGATTCCCTTTGACATTATGAAAACTTATGCAGCCATTGATGCTTGTGTAACTTTCATGCTTGCAGAAAAGTTTCTTGGAGCACTCAAAAGAGGCAACCCAAACCTACTAAGAGTATATCAAACTATACTTCTTCCAGGAGTAAGATTTCTTATAGAGGTGCAAGATAATGGTGTACCGTTTGACAGAGAAAGACTAGCTGCAAGTCAAAATCTCATGCAAGAAGAAATATATGCGGCTGTAGAAGAACTTAATCAGCACGAAGCAGTAAAGAAGTTCGAGCAAGATCAAGGAAAAGAGTTCAACCCCAACAGCGTTCTTCAACTAAGAAAGTTGTTGTTTGACTATATTGGTTTGACTCCTACAGGAAAAATGACAGAGAAAGGTGAAAACTCTACAGATGCAGAAGTTTTGGACAAGTTATCGTTACAACATGAAGTTCCAAAACTAATACTAGAAGTTCGTAAAAAGAACAAGATAAAAAATACATATCTTGATAAAATTATTCCACAACTGGATCAAGATAGTCATCTCAGAACTAACTTCAATCTACACGGTACAACTAGTGGTAGACTGAGTAGTTCTGGCAAACTAAATATGCAACAGTTACCTAGAGATAATCCTATTGTGAAAGGATGTATCAAAGCATCTCCAGGCCATAAAATAGTTGCAATGGACTTGACCACTGCAGAAGTGTATGTAGCAGCAGTTTTGGCAGATGACTTAGAACTGCAAGATATATTTCGGTCAGGAGGTAACTTTCACTCATCGATTGCTCACAAAGTATTTGGACTAGATTGTCCTGTCGAGGAAGTTGCAGAAAAGTATACAGGGTACAGACAGGCTGCAAAAGCTGTAACCTTTGGTATTATGTACGGAGCAGGACCACATAAGATCAGTGAACAAGTTACAAAAGATGGTGGAAAGCTGTCAGTAGAGCAAGCTAGAAAAGTTATCAAAGATTACTTTGGTACATTCTGGAAGCTAGAAGACTGGATAGAAAGTAACAAGAATCTTATACAAAAAGAAGCGTCAGTGTACTCTTTCTTTGGTAGAAAAAGAAGATTGCCAAACGTCAAGTCTGACAACAAAGGAATCATAGGTCATGAAGTAAGATCAGGTCTTAACTTTTTAGTTCAGTCTGCTGCTTCTGACATCAACTTGATCGGGGCTATGGAAGCTCAACAAGAAATAAAAACAAGAAACATGAAAAGTAAAATTTTTGGTCTAGTGCATGACTCTGTACTAGCAGAAGTTCCAAACGAAGAGGTAGATGAATACAGCGAACTTCTTTTAAGATGTATACAAAAAGACAGAGGATTATCAATTAAAGACTGCCCGATAGGGTGTGACTTTGAGATTGGAGAAGATTATTCGATGGGTAAGTTTGTAAGCAAGTATGCTTCCATCGCTTAGATTTAGACAAGTTGTAAATTTAACATATCCTGTATTTATACTAAACACAGAAGAGGTATCTTACAGAGATGGACTACTGTTTGCAAATGACCTAGTAATTGATGATAAAAATCAAGAAGCCCCAACACTTGGGCAAAGGAGACTACTAACTACGCACAAACTATATCCGCTGAGAAGAACTTTAGTTGATTTTAGTGCTGTTATAAGAAGCGGAAAGAAGTGGTTTATAGACTCAAATGGAGTTGCTTTTGAGTACGAAAAAGTTAAGTACACGGCTGTAAAAGCTCATAAAATATTACGAAAGATACCGAAGGGGTCTGCAACGGTCTTAGTTATTGAAAAACTAAACTTTAGAGTAGCAGTGCCAAGACCACCCCCTCGTAGTTTTGAATGGGCACTTATGATGTATTTAGACAAGTATCCTTGGAGAATCTTTGGATATGCTGATGAAAAATTGCCCGATAGTAGAAGGAAAATTTAATGGCTAAGAACTATGGAAAGAACGCTTTAAATGCTTTGAACTTCTCAATATGTGATATTGAACCTCTAACAAAAAGTCAGTTATTGGCTTTTGACTCTGAAAAACATATGATACTGCATGGATGTGCAGGCACAGGAAAAACTTTTATCTCTTTTTATATTGCCTTTGACGATATAATAAAAGGACTTTACTCTAATATATTAGTTATAAGAAGTGCAGTTCCTACTAGAGATATAGGGTATCTTCCAGGAAACGAAGAAGAAAAAACTAGAATATATGAGGAACCTTATAAAGATATAACTAAAGAGTTATTTCAAAGAGGAGATGCGTATAAGACTTTAAGAGAGAAAGGTTTAATTGACTTTATGACAACCTCATACATACGAGGATTAACTTTTAATAACTCTGTAATAATAGTCGATGAGTGTCAGAATATGAGCTTTCATGAATTAGATAGTATTATTACTAGGGTAGGGCATAATTGTAGAATTATATTCTGTGGAGATTTCTTCCAGTCTGATCTCAAACAAAATGGACTAAAAAGTTTTCTACAGATAACAAAAGCTATGAACGAATTTGACTTTATAGAGTTTGGAATATCAGATATAGTTAGAAGTGATTTTGTTAAAAATTATCTAACTTGTAAGCATAGCATAGAAGGTCTTAGTCCGTGAAAAAGATTTGGACTATATGGAAGTATACCATAGGCTCATTTTCAGACGAAAAAACTGCTGATTATGATGATATAGTAGCCGTACTAAGAACTACTATAGTAATAGTTAATTTTGTAACTTGTTTCTTTATTATGGGGAATATAATACATAACTGGTAATGAAAGCAGTAATATCTAACAGAATATACATGGACTGTGATGCGTTCATGGAGCAGAAACTTGATGAGGAACTAACTTATACTATTCCTTCATACAAGAAAAATGCTGCACCTCAGATTATCAAAAATATGAGAAAGATAAATAGTAGTGTAGTATCTATTCCGGTTGGAAGAACTGACTTGATACCAAGTAACTATGAAATAAAAGATAAGAGAGTTTATTCTTCTGCTTACTTTCCAGAGTTTAGATTCTCGTTAAGAGAAAGCCAGCAGGAAGTGCACGATCAACTAAATGATAATGCAATAATAAATGCTTGGGTATCTTGGGGCAAAACATTTACAGCTCTTGCAATAGCTAAAAAATTGCAACAAAAAACACTAATAATTACTCATACCATTGCTCTTAGAAATCAATGGGAAGAGGAAGTTCAAAAGGTGTTCGGGGTCGAAGCGGGTATAGTCGGCTCAGGAAAATTTAATATTGATAGCTTTGTGACAGTCGGAAACACTCAAACACTATATCGCAACATAGAACAACTTGCGAAACAGTTTGGAACAGTGATCGTGGACGAAATGCACCACCTTCCTGCTAAAAGTTTTAATGCTCTTGTGGACAGTAACTATGCTCGATACAAGATTGGACTGTCAGGAACTGTTGAACGAAAAGACGGAAAACACGTTATATTTAGAGATTTCTTTGGCGATAAAAAATTTACGCCACCAAGAGAAAACTATATAGAACCTACTGTTGATGTTATTCGTTCAGATATTAGATTCATGGATGGAGCGCACGTACCGTGGGCAATACGAGTAAATGATCTGGTACAGCAAGAAGAGTATGGACAACTTGTATCCATGCTAACTGCTGTATACCATAAAAAAGGTCACAAAATACTCGTACTGAGTGATAGAGTAAACTTTCTGAAAAGGTGTGCACAAACACTCGGACAAAAGTGCGTAACTATAACTGGAGAAGATCCGCTAGAAGTTAGACAGAAAAAGATAGAGTCTGTAGTATCTGGAGAAAATACAATAATCTTTGGAACTCAGGCAATCTTTTCAGAGGGTGTTAGCATAAATCCTCTAAGCTGTCTTATACTTGCTACTCCAGTTAACAACGAACCATTGCTCACGCAATTAATAGGTCGGGTAGTTCGTCACTCACCCGGTAAACTGAAACCTGTGATAGTGGATATAAATTTGAAAGGGAAAACAGGAGCTAGACAAGCCAATTTAAGGCTTGGACATTATCTTAAAGAAAGCTACCAAGTACAATTTATAGATATGTGAAAAATAATTCTTGACTTTTCAACTCATTTACTTTATAATATATAATATTCGTGGAAAATTTAATTTTATATAATTGGCCTAAAATAGTGTCAAACTCAAATGGCAGAGTATCCAAGATGTTGGAGATTCTGTCACACTTAACTTTTAGATTACTCCCCGAAAACGAAGAAGACTTTAGATACCAAATATCTCAACAGGATTGGTCTGGAGATAGTTTTCTATTGAATCCTTCAAAAATATTTATACATAGGCATCAGTTCAAACACCAAGAGATCGCTGAGTATGTGGCACTTGCATCTCTTAGGTCTTATGCTGAATATAAAGCCACACGAAAAACAACTTTAAATCTAATCGAGTGTCCTGTAGAGCAGGTCCAGATAAAAGATAACAGGCTACTATCCTTCTGGAATAATGAAATTTATTTCTGTTGGGAAGAAGTCCACTAGGAGAAAATAATGGGAATTAAGTTCGGAGCAGCCAAGGGACAGGCTAAAAAGTCCAATATAGAGCAGTATACTTACAAAAACGGAGACAATGTTGTCCGTATGACTGGCGATTTATTGCCACGGTATGTTTACTGGGTTACAGGCGAAAACAACAAAAACCTGCCTGTAGAGTGCCTTAGCTTTGACAGAGAAGCTGAAGCATTTCTCAACAAGGAAAAGGACTGGGTAAGAGAGTACTTCCCCGATCTAAAATGCGGATGGTCATACTGCATTTCTTGCATAGACCCAAGCGACGGAAAGGTAAAAGTTTTGAATCTCAAAAAGAAGTTAATGGAGCAAATTTTAGTTGCTGCAGAAGACTTGGGCGATCCTACAGACAATGAAACTGGTTGGGATGTTCACTTCAAAAGAGTTAAGACTGGCCCCTTGGCTTACAATGTAGAATACCAACTACAAGCACTAAAGTGCAAGCCTCGTGCACTGACTGTTGAAGAAGCAGCAGCAGTAAGCGCAGCTACCCCTATCGATGAGTTACTTCCTCGTCCAACTCCAGACGCTCAAAAAGAGTTACTGGAAAGAATAGTAGGAGCGTCCAGCTCTGAAAATACTGATGACGAAGTTCTTGAAGAAGAATTCGACGTAGCGTAACACCTCAATATCTGGGAGGAGCTTCGGCTCCTCTTGGATTTTTTTAACTTAAATTCAGGAGTAATATGTGAATATACTTTTTTCCGCTGACTGGCATCTGAAGTTAGGAGCGAAAAATATACCTAATGAGTGGGCAAAAAATAGATATTTAGAATTTTTTGACAGACTGCATGAACTAGAGAAAGAAGTATCCTTACATATTATTGGTGGTGATATTTTCGATAGAGTACCTAACTTAGAAGAGTTAGAACTTTATTTTGAGTTTGTAAGAAATGCAAAGATAGAAACAATAATATTTGACGGTAATCATGAAGCTACTAGGAAGAATAAAACTTTTCTTAGTTCTCTAAAATCAGTAACAGAAACTCTCAATCCTATGGTAAAGATCATAGATGACATCTATCAGGATGAGCGGGGTTTCAGTATACTGCCCTACTGTCATTTGCATAGAAAAGGTGCTATAGAGGAGTTAAATCAAGACTTACCTCTATTTACTCATGTAAGAGGAGAGATTCCTCCTCATGTTACACCGGAAGTAGACCTAGAAAGGTTTGACAGATTTCCTGTTGTTTTTGCAGGAGACTTACACGCTCAAGAAAATTCACAAAGAAATATTGTGTATCCTGGCAGTCCTATGACTACCAGTTTTCACAGATCAAAAGTAAATACGGGAGTTCTGGTAATTTTAGATGACTGGGAGTGGGCGTTCCAATACTTACCCTTACCACAACTGCTAAGAAAAACTGTTACAGATGAAGAAGAAATGATTCCTGGCACTTACGATCATGTGATATATGAAATACAAGGCGATTTGAGTGACTTAGCTCAAGTAAAAGATAATGAACTGCTCGATAAAAAAGTTGTAAAACGAAGTTCAGAAGCTACTTTGTTGCTGTCAAAAGAAATGACAGTAGCAGAAGAATTATTTGAGTATCTAACTTACGTCTTGGAAATATCTGAAGAAAAAATACCTGCAATTATAGGAACATTTAATGATTACGCTAAAAACGCTTAGATGGGATAACTGTTTTTCTTACGGTGAAAATAATCAAGTAGACTTATCTGATAACAAACTTACTCAGATAATTGGTATAAATGGTGTAGGCAAGTCTTCTATACCACTTATTCTTGAAGAAATATTATTTAACAAAAACTCCAAAGGAGTTAAAAAAGCAGACATTGCAAATAGAAATGTAGGAAAAGGCTACACTATATTTTTGTCGTTTGAAAAAGACGGAGAAGAGTACGAGATTCACTTAGATAGAAAAAATAATCTAAAGCTAAAATTACT